AGTGTTCATCAGTCACGACGATAAGTTCCGAAGGGAACTTTAGTGATTTACTAAAAAGTCATCAGGAGATACCCTAACACAAAAGACAGATAATTGCACTATAAGTTAGGCTGGGTTGTAGACCAAAGATGTAGTGTAATACCTTGTAGGTAGAACTTGGTTTGTTGATATAGCAGCAAATCAGGGAAAACCTAAATAAATTACAGGAATAGTACGCTCGTTTATACTTATTATTAAAGGTGGGAGAATAAATTATGGAAAACTCAAAATATTTTTATATATGGATTGGATTGTCCGCATTATTTATTGCAGGTAGTGCAGCAGCATTCTCAGTCTACGGATTAGCAAAACTCTTTAGTGGTGCTTTTATATCCGTAGTGATAATGGCAAGTGCATTAGAATTAGGTAAGTTAGTTACGGCTTCTTTTTTATATCGTTATTGGAATGTAATTAATTATTTCCAAAAAGTTTATATGACGATAGCAACCATTGTATTGATATTCATTACATCAGCAGGTATCTTTGGATATTTAAGTAATGCATATCAAGGAGCAACATTAGAGTTTGAAAAACAATCTACTGAACTATTGACGATTGAAGAAAGAATAGAACAATTAGAAGAAGATAAGGTATTTCTAAAAGAAGAATTAGAAGTTGCTATATCTGAATTACCAGACAATTATATTACGGCAAAAAGAAAGTTAAGAGAAGACTACAATCCACAGATTTTAGAAATCAATAATGAATTGTTGGAATACAAAAGAACAAGAGCAGATTTAGAGATTGGATTAGTATCTACGGGAGTTGATGTTGGACCAGCAATTTATTTGGCAAGAACATTCGGTACCGACATAGATACCGTAGTAAAGTTCTTTATCTTTATTTTGATATTTGTGTTTGACCCATTAGCAGTTATGTTGGTTATAGCATACAATCAAGCACTAATAGACAGAAACAAAAATCGTATAGACAATCCTATAAGTAATCATAAAAAATCTTGGTGGAAGTTTTGGGAAATGTATCAAGATGAAGAACCAAAGTTAGTTGAGAACAATGAACGAATGGATATTATTGGTCAAAACGGAAATGACGGATTACATTATGATATAGAACCACGAGAAGAGAACGACCCAAGACCACCTATGAAAACAGGAGTGAGAATACAATGAGTAAAAAATATGATTACAAGTCAAGGCTATTTAGAAAAATACATCAACTACAAAAACGATTGTATCGAACGGAACAAAATCCAGGACACTCAGATGATAAAGTGTGGTTTAGAGAGATGAGAATTAAGAAACTTTTAAATAAAATTAGAGAAAAATAAAAAAAATACTTGACAAATGAAAAAAAATGTTGTATATTAAGGGTATATGAAAATGGATATTAGAGATATAGTTAAACGATTAGAAACAATAGAATCCGAAGCACGAGATAAAAAACAATTCGACTTAGAAGATTCCATTGGTGTTCTGATTGAAGATATCATTGAAGATGATTTAGAACAAGAACGACTATTCAGACACGAAATATCCAAATACATTGATGATAAAATTGAAAGCGAAATAATTAAACGAGCAATTGAAAACGGAACAATTGCTAAAGGATAAAAGGTTATGAGTAAATTCGAAGATAATGGTGGTTATTACATTGACGGAGTTCCTTATATGGATTGTAAGTACACAGGAGTTCCAGTTAAAAATGTAAGTGAAAATGCCACATATGTTATTAGTGATAAAGCGTTACAATCAAGAATGTATAAAATGTTTCCAGAACAATTTGAGGAAAAGGAAAGATATAAACCAACGGGTCGTCCTGCTGGTTGGCATTTTATGAATGAGTTCGTCGATAAAGACGGGAATGTATTTCACAAAGGTAAAGAACAACCTAAGTTAAAAGGAACTTTACCACCAACAAAAGTTAAAGCTAAAAAGAAAGTAAAGAGAAAAACCAAAGATGAAATATTGGTTGCTCGTCATAAAGAGAAGTTAGCAGTTGAAAGACAACTTAAAAAAGATTTAGATAAACAAAAAAAATTCTTAATGGGAGATATTGAGAAATGATGAGAAAAAGGTTACAAATAGGAAAGTTACTCAAGGGCGATAAAAGACTTGAGGGAGAAACTTTCGTTGAATATAAAGAAAGACTTAAGTTAGAAAAGTCTTTATTAAATGATTATGGTAAAGGTGTTTACATCTCACCAGAACAACATCAATTAGATGTTGAGAAAAAAAGACTTGACAAATTAAAATAAAAGGGTTATATTAAGGTTATGAAATTAGGTTATGCTTGTATCAATATGCAACTTAGTTATCCGACTAAGTATGGTAAACCACGAGGGACACAACCAATCACTACAAATCGTAGTATGATTAGACGAACCTTTGATGAGAAAGGTGTAGACTATGCTTCAGAATTGTGTTTACAAAATGTAAAAGACTTACATTATATTATACAATGGAACATTGTTCACGGATATAATTTCTATCGATTGAGTTCTGATATGGCACCTTGGAAAACCGAGTACGACTGGAACGACTTAAAAGACATTAAAGAAATTAAGATGTGGTTTCATTCAGCCGGTACAATGGCTAAGACACACGGAGTTAGACTAACTGCTCACCCAGGTCCGTTCAATGTATTGGTATCACCAAATGAAGATGTAGTTCAAAACACTATTAAGGATTTAACTATTCACGGAGATGAGTTTGATATGATGGGTTTATCAAGAACACCATACAACAAACTCAACATACATTGTAATGGAGTGTATGGAGATAAACAATCTGCTATGGATAGGTTTTGTAAAAACTTTGAACGACTACCAGAGTCAGTTCAAACAAGACTTACCGTAGAGAACGACGACAAAGCTTCTATGTATTCAGTAAAAGATTTATACGAAGGTATTCACAAAAGAATCGGAATACCAATCGTGTTTGATTATCATCATTACAAATTCAACACCGGAGAACAAACAGAACAAGAGGCGTTGGAGATGGCGTTATCAACTTGGGGAGATATCAAACCAGTTGTTCATTATTCAGAAAGTCGTTCCGAAGAACAATTAGATGAGTCAATCAAACCACAAGCACACTCAGACTTAATTAAAGAATTACCAAATACTTACGGACACGATGTAGATATTATGGTAGAGGCAAAACACAAAGAATTAGCTATCAAGGAGTTTATAAATGAGTAATATTAATGGTTGGATAATCCACAAAAAAGAATTAGGAGAAAACTTCGAAGTATCAAGACTTGTAGAGGAATTTAAAAAACAAGATATTAAAGTTCGAGTTATTAATCCACAAGATGTAGATATCTTTGTTGATAGGGATGACAAGAAATCTATATTGGTTAAAGGTGTTCCAAGAAAATTACCCGACTTTGTATTACCGAGAACCGGAAGTGGAACAACTTATTTTATTAAAGCAATCATCAGACACTTAGAGAGATTGGGTGTTGTGATGATTAACGGAAGTGATGCTATTGATAATGTTAAAGACAAATTATACTCACAACAAATACTTGGACAATCAAATTTGCCTTGTCCAAAAACTATGTTGGTAAAGCATCCAATTGATGTTGGTTTAATAGAGAAAAATATTAAGTACCCTATGATTGTAAAAACTCTTAGTGGTTCATATGGTAGTGGAGTGTTTATGGTGGAGAACAGAAAACAATTTGTTCAGATGATGAAAATGGCAGAAATAACTAAACCAAGTTATAATATTATTATACAAGAGTGTATAGAAGATTCTTTCGGTAAAGACTTACGAGTGTTGGTAGTGAACGGAAAAGTAGTTGGGTGTATGATGAGACAATCAACAGACGGAGACTTTCGTGCAAACTTAACTCGTGGTGGAGAAGCAATTCCATTTCAGATTGATGATGACATTGAGTGGATTAGTGGTGAGTGTTCAAGACTTTTAGATTTAGATATAGCAGGAGTAGACTTGTTATTTAATGGAGATAGTTATACTATTTGTGAGGTTAATTCAGCACCAGGTTTCGAGGGTATGGAAAAATATACCAAGATAAACGTCGCTGAAAAAATGGTAAACTATATTGTTAAAAAAGTGGGAACTAAATAGTTATTACTATAAAAGGACGGAAACTATGAAAAAATACTTTATAATATTTTTAACATTTTTTACTTTATTCAATGGATTGGTTTGGGATAAACTATTCAAAGGGTATCGTGAATATTATATGTCAATGATTGATAGTCTTGAGGACGATAGAGTCAGACTACAATTAAAGATTGATGAATTAACAAACGGAGTTCGTTTAGACGGACTTGATGTTACGGTTACAATGTATCACCCAGTCAGACATCAGACAGATAGAACACCAAACATTTTAGCAGACGGAACTAAGATTACAATACACAAAGCATCAGAATACAAATATGTTGCCGTTAGTCGTAATCTATTAAAGCGTTGGGGTGGTTGGTTAGATTATGGTGATTTTATTATTTTAACCGGAACAGACGGAAAGGACGGAGTATATCAAGTCAAAGATACAATGAACAAACGATTTGTAAATCGTATTGATATATTGGAAAGTCCAGGTACGAAACCATATAAATTTACAAGTGCTAAAATTAAAAAAGCAAACTTAAACGAAGACATAAAATTTGTTTCAGATAATTAAAAAAACACTTGACAAGTGAACAAAAAAAGGTTATATTAAGGTTATGAAATTGTATTATGAAAAATCAAAAATAGCGGATAAAGACAATCCAATCAACATTACTTATGGGGAACTTATACAAAAGTCTGATAAAGATGTTGAACAATGGATTGATGATTTGAGAGATTGGGTTATTGACCAATGGGATAATCACGGACAACCACCAGTAATCGGAAAGAATACAGATGACATTATTTCTAATTGGAAAAAACTAAAAGACTTTGATGTTGATTCTTTCTTTACCGAAGACAATAAAGTCATTAGAAATTTTAACAAGTCTGCTACATCAGTCAATCAATTCTTTCCAACAATGTTAAAAACAAAAATCTCTACTGGGGTAAGTAGTGATAATGCTAAATCTATTTATGATATGTTTAAAGAACCAAACCTAAGAGATAATTTTAAAAAGGCTATGTTAAGGTCTTTATATAAAGATAGTATGTATAGTTATAGTAAAACTATTCTTCGTAAAGAAGTTGTCGGAGATGTAAATGATTACATTAAAAAAATTAACGATAGTGATGAATATGGTATTACTATTATTAAACAAAAAAACAAATCTAAAATAAGTTCTACAACACAATGGTTACAATATGACGGAGAGGGAATACAAGAACTATTAAACAATGGAGTTTTAACAGAACAAAATGTCAGAACAATCAAAGACGGATTTGATAATGAGTTTGTTTTGAAAAATGGAGAAACAAGATATTATCGTTATTATGTTAGACAATATAATAAAAACCAAAAAATATTCCCAACGGCCTTACAGGTATTTAGATTAGGACTTGGACAACCAGCCGTAAACTTTCCACCATTGACAGCTAAGTTTTTATATCAACACTTTACCAAACATATTGATTCAAATATTATAAATGTTTATGACCCAAGTAGTGGTTGGGGTGGTAGAATACTTGGAGCTATGTCTACCAATAGACAACTACATTACATTGGAACAGACCCAAACCCAGATACAAAGGGTAGATATGAGGCCGTAGCAGATTTCTATAATGATAATTGTGTAGAGGGTAATGATTTTTGGGGTGATATGAAAAACACCTATGAAGTATTTCAAGACGGAAGTGAAGTAATTGGGAACAATCCAAATTTTCAAAAGTATAAAGGTAAGTTAGATTTTGTATTTACTTCACCACCTTATTTCAATAGAGAACAATATTCACAAGACGAAAACCAATCATTTAAAAAGTTTGACGCTTACACAGATTGGAGAGACCATTTCTTAAAACCAACCTTAACGACAGCCTTTGAATATCTACAACCAGACCGATACTTGTGTTGGAATATAGCCGATATTAAAGTTGGAACTGATAAATATATTCCATTAGAACAAGATAGTATTGATGTTATAGAAAGTCTTGGTGGAGAATATCAAGGTATCTATAAAATGTTGATGACAAGAATGATGGGAATTGATGCAAGTTCAGTAAAGAACTCAGTCAAGATAGACGGAACTTACTATAAGTTTGAACCTATATTAATTTTTTACAAAGGAACTAAATGATAGACTTTGATAACTTCCCAAAGTTTTCAGAAGAACACTTTAAACAATGGACTACTGAACTAACACCAATTGAGGAACATAGTGGTTATTCAGTTAAACGAGATGACTTATTTAACTTAGGTGGTATTAGTGGTGGTAAAGTTAGACAATGTGCTAAATTAGTTTATGATAACTTAGACTTTATAAATGAAAAGTGTAATGGTGGTATCTTAACAGCAGCTGGAATACCTTCACCACAAAGTTGTATTGTATCCGCTGTAGCTAAATATTTTGGATTAAAATGTATTATTACGATACCATATTATCCAAGTCATATCGTGGATAGTTTTAGAATAAATGCTTCTCTATCTCAAAGGTTCGGAGCTAAAGTATATGGGTGTGGTAATCCAAATACAAGTGGTCCAGAATTAGATGCTAAATATTTAGTTCAGGAAACAGGATACTTTCAAGTTAAGTTTGGTATGAACGGAAAAGAGGTTATAGAAACAATATCCAATCAAGTAGAAAATGTTCCAGACTATGTTGATACAATAGTTGGAATAGCTGGTAGTGGGTTATCAATGTTAGGTGTAGCAAAAGGTTGTAAGAAGTTTAATAACAATGTTAAAGATATATATGCCGTGAGTTTAAGTGATTATATAAATCAGAATAAAAAGAAGTGGTATGACACTCTTGGAGATGATGAAAGATTTGATGGAAACTTTAATGTAGTAAATTCAAACTTTCCATATCAATATAAATTAAAATTAGATGAGTCATTACCATTGGACCAAACTTATGAAGCAAAGGCGTGGGAATGGATGACCAGTAATTTAAAACCAGAAAAAAATGTTTTGTTCTGGGATGTTGGAATAAAAGAATATGACTTAAATTATATACAAGAAATTAATTGGTACAAAAGTGAGTATGAAAAAATTTTAGATAGAGAAACAAGACAGAAACATAAAGTTATTGAACATAACTTTTTCAATAAATAATGGAGATTAATAAATGAAACAATTAACAGAACAACAACTAAAAGATAACTATGGTAAGTTAAGAAACTTAATTAGTGAAACTTTTACTGGTGAAAGACTTGAAAAATTAAACAAGTTATATGATGACTTTGAGGATAGAATAATCGTCGCTCCAGCATCCGGTAAAGAAGAATATCACTATTGTCATATTGGTGGTTATGTAGAACACATATTACACGTTGTAGATACTGCAAGAAAAGTGTCTAAACTATATGAACAAATCGGTGGAACAATTGAGTGGACTGATGAAGAATTAGTATTCGCAGCTTTACATCACGACTTAGGTAAAGTTGGAGATTTAGAACAAGAACACTATATTCCACAAGAAAATGATTGGAGAGTAAAAAACTTAGGTGAAATTTTTATAAGTAATACTGACATACAAAATATGAGACCACCGGAAAGAGGTTTATTTATTCTACAACACTATGGAATCGTGTGTACACTAAACGAAACTCTTGGTATAAAACTAGCAGACGGAATATACGATGACTCAAACGAGTATTACTTAAAAGTCTTTGACGCTAAGAAATCACTAAAAAATCATCTACCTTATATTTTACATTGGGCAGACCATATGTCTACACAAGCAGAATATGATGAGTGGAGATTTGAAAATAAAAAACAATCTGAAAAAGTAGCATTGTCAGTAAATAAAATTAAAGGTGCTGTAGATACTCAGATTGATAAGAACAACGAAGTTAAAGAAAAGTTCAACACCAAAACCACAGACGCTAAGGACATCTTTAACGAACTATTTGGAGAACCGAAAAAATGATAGGATATATATTACTCAGTATAATCATCATCACATTAGGTTGGACTACATTTAATCTAACGAGAAAAGTAGAACGACTTGAAACTTGGGTTGAGGATTATGCACAAAGAGTTCAAGATACTCAACAAGTATTAAAAGAGATTGATGATAAAGGAACATTTGAAGCTGATGATGAAATCGGTGTAGTGTTTCAATCAATCAAAGAAACCGTAGACGAGTTAAACACAATAACAGAACAGGAGATATAATGCCAAGAAAAGCAAAAAAAGGTTCAACAAGATATTACTTTACAGATTCTACTCAAAATGCAATTATTCGTCATAATAAAGAAGAGCGTCCACATATGAGACAACGAATTTATAATGAACACATAAGAGTTCCATTTGAAAAGTTAGCAGAAAATCTTATTCACACATTTAAGTTTTATTACTTTGATGTTCCAAGTAATGATGTTAAACACGAAGTAGTAAGTTGGATGTATATGAATATACACAAGTTTGCTGAGGGTAAAGGAAAGGCATTTAGTTATTTCAGTATTGTTGCTAAGAACTATTTGATTCTACACAACAACAATAATTACAAAAAACTAAAACAGACTGACGGAGAAGACGCAACTGATTACAAAAGAGATGCGATGTGGGAAACAAGACGAATAGATATATTAGAAGGTCAAAAAGAATATATGGATTTGTTCGTAGATTATTGGTCTAATAATCTAACAACCGTGTTTAAAAGAAAACAAGATATAGATGTTGCTAATTCAGTTTTGTATTTAATGGAACAAAGAGAGAATATTGAAAACTTTAATAAGAAAGCATTATATATTCTAATTAGAGAAATGACTGGTTCTAACACACAACACATCACAAGAGTTATTAATGTTTTGAAAAAACATCATAATCACTTACAAAAAAATTATCTAGCTACTGGAAGTATAGAAACTAAATATACAGGTAGTTGGGATATATTGTAGATGAAAAGGGCGATATTTCTACCGCCCTTTTGAATCCACCTTTATTTGTTAAGTAATCCGAGTATCACGATTAGTGATATAAATCCAGCAAATCCTGCTTCACCGAAGCTATTTACTAAACTAATCAAATTACCAACAATATCGATTCCTAAGAATCCACCTACAAATACTAATTGTACGAGAACCCCTAAGCCAACTATGTGAAGTAGTAAGTCTTTAATTCCACTTACACCTTCCATAATTAGTTTGATTGTGTCTTTCATTTTAGTTTCCCCTTTTAAATGAACAAAAATCGGTCTTGAAACCGATTTCGTATAATAACTATATAGTAAAATCAAAAAAATCAATCAATATATAAATATATATTCCTATTTTTTGACATCTTACTATTTATTGTTAGGTAAATTATATGAAAAACGATTACGAAATATTTGAAGGCAAAACCTTATCAGATGTGTTCAAAGACATCTACGATAATTCCAAAACCAATAAAACACAATTAGAAGTCTTGATGAAAGAAGTGGTAGGGTTTATTAAAGACGGAGATACTGCCGTTCAGATTATTCCTATGCTCAAAGAGTATTTAGAAATCAATGTAAAGAACGATGAACAATTAGTTAAGTTGGCAACAGTCGTTCAAAGAATTATGGCAGCAGAAAAAAGAGTATCAGATAGTGGAGATGAGTTTGGTTTATCTGAACAAGAAAAACAACAACTTATGGATGCAATAGAATCTGATGTTCAAGAGTTACAAACAAAACAAGATGAAGTCTTGGAATCTATTAACAAAGGAAACTAATGTTAAAATTTGAACCCGTAGAGGTATTGGATGTAAGGTCTGATGTCAATGACATTGATAGTGGTGCCATTGTAGGTAAGTATATTATAAGTCAACAAAACAAACTTGATAGTGATAGTTTTACTTTTTACCCATTAGATGCAAACTTAATACAATTACCGGTAAAACACGAAATAGTTTTTGGAACTAAATTTTTAGGTAAGTATTACTATATGAGTAAACTAAATATTCAGAACTCACCTATAGCAAATACAAATCCAAATATTAGTAGTTATGCTTTAGAACCAGAAGACCCAATTACTTTTGGAAGATATTTTGAAGAAAATGAAAAAGGAAATAAAAAATTAGTTTTAAGAGAAGGTGATACAATTATACAAGGTAGATTTGGAAACTCAATAAGACTTGGTAGTAATCAATTTCAAAACTTTGTAGATGAAACAACAGATTATTTAGATTCCCCAAATATAAAAATTGTTTCGGGAATACGAGAATATGAAAATGAAGATGATGTAGTTTATGTAGAGAAGTTAGAACAAGAAGTAAATTCTATTTATCTAACAACAAAAGAAAGTGTTTCTTTCAAATACAACAATGAAGATATTGAAACAGAAGAACCACAAATTACAATCCAGTCAGATAGTATTGTGTTTCACGGAAGAAATGAATATAATGTTTATTCACCAAGTATAAATTTAGGTATGGTAGATATGCAACCTGCTGTTTTAGGAAATGATTTAGTATCAACTATCAATAGTATATTTGGTGTTATTGAAGACGTAATGAGTACATATACACCATTACCAAGTCCAACTACACCTATAAGGATTATACAGATAAGAACTGAGATTGAAAGAATTAGACAAAGTTTAAATAACATATTAAGTAGTGGAGTTAACATTAGTTAGGAGTAAAAATGAACAAAAATAAATTAAGAAATATAATTGAATTAGTTGTTCGTAAAGAAGTTAAAAAACAACTGAGTGAGATATTTATTAATGAACAAAAAGAAATTAGTTTATCGGAAACAATTTCTAAACCTAAGCCTAAAAAGGTAATTAAGAAAAAACCAATAAAACAATACACAAAAAACAAAGCGTTAAATGAGGTATTGAACAACACCAAACCATTGGGTACCCAAGGTGACGACTATCCTACATTGGGTGGTGGTGTCTTAGGTTCTGACAATATGGCAGAAGTCTTAGGTTATGGTGATTTAGGTATGGGTGGAAATAAAGAAAAGGCACGAGAGATTGGGGCAGTTGAAACGATTAAAAAGGCGGGAGCCTCAGTAGATTCAGTTCCGGAAGATGTAGTAAATGCATTAACTCGTGATTATTCTGGTTTGATGAAAGCTATAGATAAAAAGAAATCAGGTGAAGGCGGATTTAGACCATAATGGCAAATGTAAGAGAAATAGATAGAGACGATGACATATATGTTGGTATTGGATTTCCATTAGACCACAATGTTCAAGGATTTTTTCGTAAGACAAAAACAATTAGAGAACAAACAAAATCTAATATAAGAAATTTATTGTTAACGGAAAAGGGTGAAAGATTGTTCCAACCAAACTTCGGTTCTAATTTAAAAAGTTTATTGTTTGAACAAATAACACCAGAAAAGATAGACGATATTGAAAATGATATTAGAGAATCTATTGGAACTTGGTTACCATATGTCAGTATAAACGAGTTAGTAGTGGTTCAAGATAATAGAAATCCAAATCAAGTCTTGACATCTTTAGAATACTCAACAACATTAAATCCAGAAGTATTTGATACAATTACATTTACTTTTGAAGTAGGAGAATAAAATGGCGGTTGATTACAACACAAATAAAAAAGTAGTAAAGAAAGATGTAAGTTATATCGGTAGAGACTTTTCATCAGTTAGACAAAATCTAATTGAGTTTGCAAAAACTTACTTTCCAGGTCAATACAATGACTTTAACGAATCATCACCAGGTATGATGTTTGTTGAAATGGCATCTTATGTTGGAGATGTATTAAATTATTATGTTGACAATCAATATAGAGAAACCCTATTAAACTACGCAGAAGAAAAGAAAAATGTTTACAACATAGCACAATCCTATGGATACAAACCAAAAACAGCAGTTCCAGCTACGGTAGAATTAGAGGTAACACAAACCGTACCAGCAAAAACAACCGATGGTGGTACAACTTATTTTGCTGACTTAGATTACGCCGGTGTAATATCCAGAAATGGAATTGTTAGTTCTGATGCTGGTATAGATTTTACATTACTTGATGAGGTTGATTTTAGAGTATCAAGTTCTTTGGACCCAATGAGTGTTGAAGTCGTTACACCAAGTTCAGGAAATATTCCACAAAAGTTTTTATTAAAGAAAAAAGTTCAAGCTAAATCAGGAACAACGACATCACAAGAATTTACATTTAACAACGCTAAGAAGTTTGATAAGGTTACACTTGGAAACACCGGAGTAACAGAAATAGTATCTATTACTGATTCCAATAGTAATACTTGGTATGAAGTTCCTTTCTTAGCACAAGACACGGTATTTGAGTCTATTGAAAATACAGAACTAAATGACCCTGAATTTACCGAGTATCAAAACGATACACCTTATATGTTAAGATTGATAAAAACTTCAAGAAGATTTATAACAAGACTTAATGAAAACGATAGAACAGAAGTAAGATTTGGTGCAGGTATTAGTGATAATCCAGATGAGGAAATAATTCCAAATCCAGATAATGTTGGTTCAGCCTTAGGATTTGGTGTTTCTAAATTAGACGAGTCATTTGACCCAAGTAATTTTATGAAAACAAAAACTTATGGGTTAGCACCAAGTAATACCACACTCACAATTACATATCGTTATGGTGGTTCAGTTGAGGATAATGTTAGGTCTAATTCTATAACAGAAGCCAAGTCAATTATTTTTACAATTGATGAGGGTCAATTAGTTGCAGATACCGTTCAAGAAACAAAAGATAGTTTAACCTTTAACAATCCATTTCCAGCAAGAGGTGGAGCATCAAA